TACTCTTTTTTGTAATCTCTTTTAGCGTGAGCCATAATTACAAATATACAAAAAAAATAGTTACTAACAAAAATCAGTTGAACATCTTTTTTATATATATTTGTCGAAAATTAAATTAAATGACTAAAGAAGAGGTTTCTAAAAAAGTAGAAACAATTATTGATGAGCTTTCAGCTATCAAAGAAAAAAACCCACAGTTTGATTTTTGCTTAGTAGCAACATGGACTAAACCTGATGGATATAGTATAAATGGTGATTGCGCTGTTAGTCAGGTGACTGAAGAAAAATTCGAGATTATGATTGAAAATTTAATATACGCTTTTTCAAAACAGGAAACTTCACCTGTAAGCTATTATGGAAACTCTTGGTCTAATAATAATGATATTTTAAATTAAGAATTATGCAAGAAGGATTAATAAGAAAAATTATTGTAACAGCTGGAGATAGAGATATTACCTATGTTGTTGGTAAAGATATGGCTGGCGGAAGTATAACAATAGCGGATATTGTTTTTGATTCAGAATATGCTAGGGCTTTTGAAGAGCCTAGATATAACATATATGTTTACAACAATAAAGAGAACACAACAAGAATGTGGAAGTCTGTTCCAGCAAATAAGTGTGTTCCAGAGTATGACTTATCAATTAAAACCCAAGCGTAATGTATCAACCTCTAGGGCAGTTTATGTATATAGAGCTTGAGAAAGAAACGGAAAACACTCATATTCTTTCTGATGGCACTGAGTTATGGCTAGACACTGAGTTAGAAAAGTTTCAACATGCTAGGCAATATGGTATTGTTAAATACCCAACCTTAAACCCTAAAAAACAATTTGATGATGGCATAGAGCTGCAGTCTGGTGAAAAGGTTTATTTTCATCATTTTGTTTGTGACGAAAGAGTAAGTAAATTAATTAGTGTAGCTAGTGATTCAAACATTACAAAAGAAAAAATATATCAAGCATATATAGACCAGGTTTACTGTGTAATTAGAGATGAAAAAATTATTATGCTTCAGGATTATGTGTTTGTAGAACCTGTATACGAGGATGATTCTGAATATGTTACATCTTCTGGAATATACTTAAAGCCAGAAAAAGAAGTGATGAAGGAGAAAGGTATAGTAAAACACATCAATAAGTTTTCTGAAGACCTAGGTATTAAGGTTGGTCAAAAGGTTATATTTCAAAAAGCTTGTAACTACGAAATGGAAGTAGAGGGAGAGAAGTATTACAGGATGAGAAATGAAAACATAGTTGCTGAGTATGAAGACTGACATAAGACAATATACAGAAGGCGTTTTAAAAGATTTAGTTGAAGCTGCAAAGGATGGAATTGAAACATTAATAGCTGATGTTCGTAGACCTATAGCAGACGATGTTGCTGACGAAAGAAGAAAGTCAGCACTGGAGTCTAAAAAAAAGGCTTTTATGGATGCTCAAGAAATGATAGCCGCATTAATCAAATTAGATAAGCAGCTAAACTCGGATGAAGATGTATCGCAAGAAATCTCAGAAGAAAAAGAAAATCATTTTAAAGGAGGGTATTCAGAAAAATTCGCAAAAAAGAAATAATGAAAGAGCCATTAGAAATACAGAAAGAGGAAGCATTGATAGAGGATTGTATTCTTAACACCTATATGATGCTGACCAATCAAATGACTATGGATGAGTTGTTTGAAAGAGAGAATCCATGGCTTCTGTATATACCTGATGATTCTAATAAAGAAAAGATTCTACAAGCAAGGCAGGCCTGCCTAGACTTTTTCATAGAAAGAGAAGAGTATGAAAAATGTCAAGATTTAATGGAAATTAATATATAAAAAAAAGGGGCTTTCGCCCCTCTTTTAATATAGTGTATAAAGGATTATCCTCTAGTCCAGTACGCATACTCAACTTCGCAATCAGCTCCTACAGCTTCAAGCTCTAGTCCTTTTGCTCTGTCAACTGGAATAAAAGCAAACTCGCCATTATTCAAAACACCTAAACCAGCAGCAGCGTCATTTGCTAATACCACTGTTCCTGTTCCAGAAGTGTTGCAGTTTTTTACATATACGAACAAAGAGCCCGCACTACCTGCAGCGATAATTTGTTGAGAACCACCACTTGTGATACTTTGTCTTGAAATTCCAATGTGTGGATTTGCAGTTGTAAGAGTATCAGTAGCAGCTAAACTTAAAACATCAGAACTAGCGTCTGAGCTAGTTAATGTTAGATTTACTGTTAATGTTGCCATTTTATTATTGTTTTATAAGGTTATTAATATTATTCTACTATGTTAGTTGCATCTGTTGAAAGAACAAGATTAGCTAAAGTGTCATTAACAACCAATGTGTCAAATCCACCTTTACCCATTCCTTTAAGCTTTAAGTATGATTTAGAACCAGACTCATATGCATTTACAACATTCTTTAATCTTACGATTCCAGAAGCTGATTGGTCAGGGAAGTTAACAGTGTTACCGTTTACCGTTAAACTTTCAAAGTTTTCAGGCCCACCCAAAGCACCAATGTGCTCTACAAAATCTTCAAGAACTCCAGCAGAGTTAATAGAAGTTTCAGATTCTAAAACATGAACAAATGGAGAATCAAATCCAGCATTGTTTGTTTTAGACGCATCATAGAACATGTTCCAATCATCACCACCATTTGTAGTGTTGTAAGAAAGAATTACTCTTGTAGTATTAATAACCAAGTTGCTAGCTGTTCCCGCAAAAGAAACACCATTCTTTTTGTTACAATCAATAACAAAGAATTGCTTAGATAAAGATGGAGCATTATCGCCAGCGTGGTTTATTCTAATAAGACCTCTGTTTAAAGTAACCTTAATAGGTCTTGTGTTTGTACAAGTGTCAGCATAAATAACCTCAGCTTCAACTCTGAATATGTTAGCAGCTACAGTATCATTTCCACCAATAGCCTGCTCAGAACCTCCAAGAGTGTCAGTAACACTAAACTTATCAGCACTAACTACAGTCTTCACAAAGTATACTCTGTCAGCAAGAATGTGTGTTGGCTCAATCTCAGCGCTAAAGTAAATAGCGTCATTAGCCTTTAATCCATGTGCAGTTAGTGTAATACTATTGTCGGCCGCTGTTTGTTGAGCAGTAGCTCCAACTAGGGTTTCTATGTCTCTAGCATAGATAACGTGGTCTGATGAAAGACCAACCGTTTTGTAACCAGCGCTTTCAGACTTAGTGTAGTCCACTCCGTCATACTTTTTTACTGGTACAGTAATAAAATTTGCCATTTTAAAAAATTTTTGTTAATAAATAAATAGTCTAGCCGCAAAGATAGTAAAATAATATGTTATAACATAGGATGTAAAGCTTTTTTTTATTAGATTTGTATAAATAATTTAAATTTAGTATTTTATAGATGTCCGAGAAGAGCACAACAGAAATACAAGGTGTTCCTATTGATGTACCTAAAAAACCTAAAAGAACTCAGGTTGTCGGGTATAATAGGAAGAAAGAAAATCAAAAATGGCAAAGAACTCCTCTGCCAGAAGATTGGGAATCACTTTCTGACAAAGCTCAGTCGAAATTTATAGAAGAACAGTTTAAGATAAGAAGAGATGGTTATTGGTTTATGAATAACGGTGTTCCTACTTATATTACGGGGGCACATTATTACTACCTTAACTGGTGTAAGATTGATGTAGGCTATCCAGATTATTGGGATAGGGATAGAAGGTTCTTTCTTTTTTGGGATGCGGCAGTAAAGGATAAAAACTGCTACGGTGTTATAATGCCTAAGCATAGGCGACAAGGCGCTTCCTGGAAAGCGGCAAGCATTGTTTTAGAATCAATTACATCTATGTACAATTCAAATGGAGGCATAATGAGTAAGACTGGTTCTGACTCTAAAAAGCTTTTTGATAAAGTTGTTTATTTGTTTAGAAATCTTCCACCATTCTTTCAGCCAATCATTGAGGGTACTGATTCTCCAAAAACTGTATTGTCTTTTAAAAAGCCAGGTGAAAGGATAACTAAGAATAAAAAGACTGTATCTAAGTCTGAAGCCTTAAATAGTCAGATTGATTGGAGAAACACAAAAAACAACTCTTACGATGGTGATAAGCTAGCTGTTTTTGTTTCAGATGAGGGTGGTAAGTGGTTAGAGGCTGATGTGTCAAAGAACTGGCAAATTGTAAAGCCAGCTTTATCGCAGGGTAGAAAGATAGTTGGAAAAGCTTTTCTGCCTTCAACAGTAAATGAGATGGAGGCTGGAGGTAAAGCTTATAAAGATATATGGGATGACTCAGACCAAAGAGATAAAGTTCCAGGTACAAATAGAACAAAATCAGGTCTTTATAGGTATTTTACTGAAGCTTATGATGGTTACGAGGGTTTTATAGATGAATTTGGAATATCTATCGTAGATACTCCTAAGAAAAAAACCTTAGATAAGGATGGTGATGAAATAAATATAGGGGCAAAAGAATATCTTTCTCAAATTAGAGATGGATTAAAGAATGACACAAACAAGCTAGCTGAGCATAAGAGACAGTTTCCCTGGACTCCAGAAGAAGCTTTTAGAGTTAGCGTAGATACGTGTTTGTTTGATGCTGAAAAAATATACCAGCAAATAGATTACATAGAGGGTTTTGGCGCAGGGCTTACTACTAATGGTAATTTTATTTGGAAAAACGGACAACAAGACACAGAGGTTATATGGGTTCCTGATAAAAAAGGAAAATGGTGTGTTTCTTGGATTCCTGAACACGGAAGAAGAAGTTTAGTATTAAAAGGAAAGAAAGGAAACAAGCCTAGCAGTGAAGATTTACTTGTAGCTGGATGCGACCCATTTGACCATGATGTAACAACAGATGGTAGACGCTCAGATGGTGCGGCCTATGTATTTAAAAAGTTTAATATACATGAAGAAGAAAGTCATATGTTTGTTGCTCAATATATTACAAGACCTCCAAAAGCAGAAATGTTTTTTGAGGATATGTTAAAAATGTGTGTGTTTTATGGCTGTCAGATACTTGTAGAAAATAACAAGGTTGGTCTAATACAGCACTTTAGAAGAAGAGGATACTCTGACTACTTGATGGCAAGACCTGAAAGCACGCATACTAAGTTTAGTAAAACTAGACAAACCGAGGTTGGCTTACCAACTACTGGTCAAGCTGTTATTAGCGCTCTTATAGATGCTACACAGGCTTATATATATGATTACGTAGGAATATTAGAAGACGGAACTATGGGTAATGTTTTCTTTTATGAACTATTAAAAGATTGGTTGGAGTTTGAGGCTACCAACAGAACAAAGTATGACGCAAGCATGGCTGCTGGTATAACACTATTAGCTGCTCAAAAAAATATAAAAGTAAAAAAAGAAACAAAAAAATACATACCTTTTGTTAGGAAGTATAGCAACTATGGCATCATGTCAAAAAAATTAGATTAAAAAGATGGAAAAATATACATTAGGAGGATACCCAGACCCATTTGCAATACAGGAAGAAAAGTTGCAAAAATCTTATGGAATTAATTATTTTAAAAGAATGTATTATGATTGGGTTAATGATACAAATGTCACCGATGATAAAGCAAAAAGATACGAAAGATGTAGGAACTATGCTGATGGACTTCAGTCGGTAGATAAGTATAAGGATATTGTTGGAGCAGAGGGAGACACCTCTTACCTTAGCTTAAACTGGGAGGTTGTTCCTATTATACCAAAGTTTGTAGATGTTCTTATGGGAGGCCTTATAAACCAAGAACATAAGGTAAAGTGTTCTGCAATAGACCCAGTGTCTTTAGATAAGAGAATGCAAGATAAGCTGGATATACAGATGAACATGGCTATGAAGGAGTATAACAAAAAAATGGCCATGATAACAAAGCTTCCTTTTGATAAGAATCAGGAGCAGCTTCCTAGAGACAATGATGAGCTTGAATTGTACATGCAGCTAAATTATAAGCAAGCAGTCGAGATAGCTATGGAACAAGGAATAGAACTTTCATTGTATTTGAATGATTGGGACGAGGTTAGAAAAAGAGTTATTAGAGATTTGATAACTTTGAATATAGGCGCTACAAAAACTGGAGTTGACCCTAATGGTATAACAATGAGATATGTAAATCCATCTAATCTTATAACATCATACAGCAGACATCCAGACTTTAAAAATATTACTCATGCTGGAGAAATAATCTATATGACTATACAGGACTTAAAAAGATTAGCTGGAAATGAATTTAGTGAAGAAGACTATAAAAATATAGCTCAATCTAATGTTGGAAAACTAGGAAATCCTAAAAAGTTTACATATAAGTCAATAACGAAGGGAGTTGGAACTGTATATGAATATGACTCATACAAAATAGCTGTACTAGATGGGGTGTTCAAAGCTATAGACCCAGTTGTTTACGAAAAGAAAACAAATTCTTTTGGGGGTAATTCTTATAATAAAAAGAATGGCTCTTACAAGGTTCCTTCGAAATCAAAAAACAAAAGAGAGGCTGACAACGTTTCTGTTGAAATGATTTATAAAGGAAAATATATTATTGGCTCAGATTATATATTTGACTATGGTCATGCTGATAACATAATCAGACCAAAAAGCAATTTAACAAAAGCAATACTACCATACAGTATATACGCTCCTAATCTTGACGATATGGACGGTAAGTCTTTGGTTGAAAGAATGATACCCTTTGCAGACCAAATACAGTTGGCTCATTTAAAGATACAACAGTTGATGGCTAAAGCAAAACCAAAAGGCTCTGCTATAGAACTGGGGGCTATTGAAAATGTAACTAAAGGAGATGGTGGTTCATTTAGCCCGTTAGAGATACAAGATATATATCAACAAACAGGTAACCTATACTATAGAATGCAGGAGGATGATGGCTCTCAAGCCAGAGTTGCTCCTATACAAGAGTTGGGCGGAGGTATTGGAGGAGCTCTGCAAGAGCTTATTGCTATATATCAATACAACCTTCAAATGATTAGAGATGTTACGGGTATTAATGAATCTAGGGATGGCTCTCAGCCAGACAAAGAATCATTGGTCGGTGTTCAGAAAATGGCGCTGCTAGCCTCTAACAATGCAACTAGATGGTTGAATGAAGCTTATGTTTCTATATTCAGAAGAACAGCAAAAAGCTTAGCCTTGAGGGTTCAAGATATAGTTGAATACAAAGGAGCTTATGAAGGCTATATGAGAGCTTTAGGAGAGTTTAACATGAAAGCTGTAAGCATTACTAAAGATGTCACTATGGCTGATTTTGGTATTATGATAGAAGCTTTGCCTGATGAGGAAGAAAAAGCAATACTTGAAAATAATATTCAAATGTCTATTAAGACTGACTCGTTAAGAATAGAGGATGCTATTATTATAAGAGGTGTAAGAAACATTAAGCTAGCCAATCAAATGCTAATGCAAAGAAGAAAGCAGTATGCGGTTGAAAAGCAACAGGAGGCTCAAAAGAACTCTCAAATGAATGCTCAAATACAGCAACAGTCTTTGGCTGCTAAGGCTCAAGCAGAAATGCAATCTAAGCAGATAGAAAATGAAATGGAAATGAAAAAAATGCAAACAGAGTATTTATTAAAAGAACAATTTGCCAAAGAAGAGCATGCTAGAAGAATGAAAGAAATTGAAATGGAAGGCAAAATGAAAGCTGAACATATTAAGATTGCTCAAGAAGATATTGAGTCAGATATGACAAGAATTAGAAAACGTTAATATATTTTGGATATTGTTAAGAAATATATTATATTTGCTAGCTAACTAACTTAAATTTAATATAATGGCCGATACAAATAGGTTTGAAGAGCTTATCGCAAAGCAATTTGCAACACAAGCTCCAGAGAAAGAAAGTGCTCAAGTAGAGCAGAAAAGTGAAGAAAAAACTGAAACTAGTGCAGCTGACAACACAGGAGTGGATGGAAGCAATGAAGTTGCCGAGCCCGTACAGGAACAAGAAAAAGTACAGGAGGAAACAAAAGCACAAGAAAGTTCTTTAAGTACTGAAAAGACAGAAAATACTCAGGAAGTTCCAGAGTCTACTGCAAAAGTTGAAAAAGAGGTTGTATCTGAAGATACTCCAACTATTTCGTTTGACTTTGAAGATGCCCTAATCGAAAAGAGTAATGGCAAGTATAGTTCATACGATGAGTTGGCAGAGGCTATGACCGAATTAGAGACTAAAGCTTCGAACACCTTTGCTAACGAGCAGATGGCTAGGTTAAATGAATATGTTGCTGAAGGCGGAGACATGATGGACTTTTTGACTACTCAACTAACTGATTATAGTGAAATGTCTGATGTTGATGTAATTAAGTCTCAAATGAAGTTAACCGAAAAGGAACTAACATCAGAAGAGGTTAATTTATTATTTGAAGACAGCTACAAGTTAGATGAGACAAAATGGAGCGAAACAGAAATCAAGCTTGCTAAAATTAAACTCAAAAGAGACGCTAATAAATCTCGAAATGATTTAATTGATTTCCAGAAGAAAAACTCTATACCTAAATCAAAGGCTCAGGAAGCTGAGAGTAAAGCTCAAGTTGAAGCTGCTCAGAAAGAATGGGTTAAAAAGGTAGAGAACTCCTTAAGAAGCTTTAAAGATATTAAAGTGGATATTGGAGATAAAGGAGAAAAGTTTTCTTATAGCGTTAGTGATGATACTATTAAGTCTATTAGAAAGACAAATAAAAATCTTCAAAAATTCTGGGATAGATATATCAATGAGGATGGAACGCAGGACGTTAACAAACTCACAAGAGAAATGGCTATCTTAAATGATTTTGATAATATAGTAAGGTCGGTTTATGCACAAGCTCGCTCAAATGGTAAAGAGGCTGTAGTTAAGGATTTGAAAAATCCAAGTTATACTCCAGAATCTAAGCCAACGGCTGAAAAGCGATTGACTATTCAAGAGCAAATTAGCCAACAATTGAAAAACAATTTTTAACCGTATAATATAAAATAAAATGGCTTATACAACTACTCCTGGAATTCCTAGTGCATTTCAGGTAGCGACAAATGAGAACTATGTTTCTTCATTGTCAATTCACATGCCAGAAGTGGCTGAGGATTTCGTATCACGTTACGGAGACCAATCACTTATGGGCTTATTAGATGCTATTGGAGCAAAAGCTCCAGTTGCACAAAGAACATACTCTCACTGGGAGGATGACTTTTTACACCAAAACTTTGAATTAGAAGGAAATCCAACAGTTGCTGTTGGTGGTACTCCTTGTACTTTAGCTGATGCTTACTTTCACGATGGAACAAACACTGGACACCACTTCTTAAGAGTTGGTGACATCGTAATGAATCATCATAACGAAATAGCTCTTTGTACTGTTTTATCTGGTGACCAGGCTACATTAGTTCCTTATAAGAATGCTTCTTGGACTGCTTATGCTGCTGGTGATATTCTTACTGTAATCGGTAATGAATTTGAAGAAGGTTCAGGTCAGCCAGCGGGAATTACTCCACGAGCTAATGAGTACACAAACTCTACAGCTATTATGAAGGAATCTTTCGAGGTAACTGGTTCTGAAGCTACTAACAAGATTTGGTTTCAAGTAAATGACCCTAACACAGGTGAAGCTGGTTACTTATGGTACATCAAAGGTGAAGCTGATACTTTCAAGCGTTTCATGAACTACTGTGAGACTCAAATGATTTTAGGTCAAAAAGCAACAAACACTAACGCTGCTTTACCAGGTACTATTGACCAAGGTGGTATTACTGGTACTGAAGGTCTTCTTGACTTTATGAGAACTGGTAACACTCAAACTTACAATCAGTTAGCTGGATTCAACCTTTCTGATTTTGATGCAATGATTCGTACTCTAGATACTCAGCGTGGTGCTAAAGAAAACATGATGTACTGTGGTATTGATTTATCTTTAGCTATTGATGATGCTGTTGCTGCAATGTTTGCAGGTGGCGGTATTCAGTATGGTGCTTTTAACGGTGCTGAAGAAATTGCTGTAGCATTCGGATTTAACTCATTCACTCGTGGTGGTTATACTTTCCACAAGAAAGTTTATGATATGTTCAACTACTCTCCAATGTTGGGAGCTGCTGGATATGCATACGCTGGAATGGGTCTTGTAATACCAGGTGACTCTCAAAGAGATGTTCGTACTCGTGAGGCTATCCCTTCATTAAGAATCCGTTACAAAGCGGCTGAAGGATACTCTCGTGAAATGGAGCACTGGTTAACTGGTTCTGCTGGATTAGCTCAAGCTACTGATGATATTGACAATATGAAGTGTCACTATCGTACAGAGCGTGGTTTTGAAGGTTACGCTAGTAACAGATTTATGCTTATTGAAAGAGCATAATTTATATAGGATGACGGAGGGGGGGTCACCCCCTCCTAATTCTTTTTTTAATTTTAATTTAAACTTTAATAAAATGGCAAAAAACAAAAGACAGTCTACTGTATTTAGACTTTCCAAAATTAATGAAGACCCAGCAACTGTTGGGAAATACTATCCAGTTAGCTCTCGCATACCTTCTGTAGACGAGATTTATGATGACACAAGTGGTAAAAATAGAAAAATTCGTTATGTTATTGGCGAACAAACTATTTTTGAAGATGAGCAAAAATCAGATAGACCAGTTATAGGTGATGTTGTTTTTACAAACGGACTATTAGTAGTTCCTTTTCAAAAACCAACATTGAGAGATTTTTTAAGAGCTTCAAACTATAATCAAGATAATCCAGACAGAATACCTGGGGCAAATGCTATATTTCATGAAGTGAATAATGAGTTTGATGCTCAAAGAGAGGTTGAAGCCT